TGATACAGGCAGTGAAGCAGTAAATTTATGGACTGAAATTGAAGAAAATGAAGTTATAGGTAATGTTTACGAGCAACCTGAGTATTTGAGAGGAACAGGAAGATGAATAAGCAGGAATTGATTAAGAAAATCGAAGAACGAAAAACAATAATTGGAAATTTTCAGGGGTATGCGGTTTGGTGGGAAGATATCAAAACAATCTTTGAAGAACTAGACGAACTATCTTCCGGGCATGCTGAAGAAGCGCCTCGTTATGTCAAGAACATACTAGCTCGCTTGCGAGAATTGCCAGCGCATGATAGAGAAGTCTGGTTGAAAGCCATCATGAGCGAATTTGAGCAGGATTTCAGCCATGCAAAATGGCGCGAGGGATATGAACAAGGCAAGTTTGAGGGTATGATTGAACGTGAGAAAGTCAAAATCCCGCAGTTTGTGGCTGATTGGATTGAGGTTTGTAAAGAAAATTTGGCGATAGGGTTATATACTGCTATGAATCCAGATTTTATGAAACAGTGGAATAAAAGTGATGAACTTATTTGCTGGATTAAAAAGACAAGTAACCAAGAAACATTCGCTCGAGCGTGGCTGGACGGCTATGAGGTTGAGCGAGAGAAACAATATAAGGTTGTAATGCTTAATATTTCTTCAACTGGAGGCGTTTTGACTCGTATCAAACATAACGATAGTTGGATTTGGATTGATACGCTTGGAACCATTGTCGAAGGTCGAACTCACACCCGCAAAGAACTAGAAGAAGCAGGATTCAGCTGGGTATTTGATTGCCCGGGGGTTGAGATTGAGGAGGTGGAAGAATGATTCCAAAATTTAGAGCGTGGGATACCACGAATAAAGAGATGTTTAAAGATACTTTCGCAATAACAGAAAGCGGACAGGTTGTAGTAGTTGACCAATCCTCTGTCTTTGTTAGTCCAGATTATGTTTTCGTTGACAATCTAGTCATCATGCAGTCAACAGGACTGAAGGATAAGAACGGTAAGGAAATCTTTGAGGGGGATGTAGTCAAAATGGCTAAGGATGTCTATTCTGAACCGACTTATTATGAAGTTGTAAGGCATCGAGGTGGAGCGTATATTCTTGAATCCAAACAACACGGATTTAAATTGTGGCTACGACATACTGATTGCGAGGCCGTGGACAACATCTACGAAAATCCAGAACTTTTGGAGGAGGAAGAATGAAACCTAAAAAATATCCATATTCAGGAAGACAAAGACTTGTCAGGAAAGAAATGCCAAGAATTATCGTGCTGAGTTATGTAGCTTTCGATAGTGGATTGGTTGACCGCATTGACACAATGGTTCAAACGGGAATAAGTGAAACTCTAATTACTTTCAAAATCCCTAGGTTCTTCTCATACGAAGAAAAACAAATCAGAGTGCCGTTACCGCTAATTGAAGTCGCAAAAATCCTTAATCAGTACTAAAAAAAGCCAAGGCACTCTCTGCCCCAGCTAAAATCACAATAAGATTATTATATCATAAAAAGGAGACAGAGAGTGAGCAAGGCTAAAGAGCTTTTAAACGAATTGCAAAATCTTGATATGGATATTCAGAGCAGGATTGATGAAATCAACGAGCTTGAGGCAGGCTTGCTCTCAAGTCCCAAGTGGTCAGATGTAAAAGTCCAAGGCGGCCAGACGAGAAAAGTTGATGATGTGTATGCTCAACTTATCACGATGAAAGAGGCAATTGAGCAGGACACTAAGGAAGTTATTAACAGGAAACTTGAACTTGGTAGGCTGATTAACAAGCTGAAAAATCCAAAAAGTAGGTCTGTTCTCAGGATGACTTACATTACTAAGACCTATATTGAGGATATTTGCGACAATTTGAGAATTAGCAAGGCAACATATTACAGATTACGCAAACAGGCTGAGTCTGAGCTAGAAGAAACGATCATAGGCAAAGTGAGCTAAAGTGAGTGCGCATGAATCGCGAAATCTGCTAAAATGGTAGTATCAAGAATTGAAAAGAGAGGTCTCAGAATTGGTAGATGGTTACCTGTAATGTCAGGGAGCTGTAATGGCTTTGGAGGTTCGAGCCCTCCCCTCTCATTTTTCGGAAACATAAGGTTTGACTCCTCCATCTCGTTGAAAATCCTAGGTTTGAGATGGTTTGATCGCAGGTTCGAATCCTGCTGTTTCCATTTCACAGAATCGGCTGTGAAAAGCAAAGTCAAAGGACTATATAACCCGAAAGGCACATATCATTATGATGTGTGTTTTTTGGTTTTGGAGGAAAAATTGAAAATCATTGACAAGCCTTTGAGTTGGTTAACTCCTTACAAGAACAATCCTAGGAATAATGAAAAAGCAGTAGAACCTGTTGCCAATTCAATCAGAGAATTCGGCTTCAAGGTTCCAATTATAGCAACCAAAGACGGAGAAATTATAAACGGGCATACAAGGCACAAGGCTGCAAAATTTCTAGGACTTGAAACAGTACCAGTCATTATTGCTGATGACCTTTCTGAAGAACAAGTAAAAGCGTTTAGGCTTGCTGATAACAAAGTAGGCGAAATCGCAGAATGGGATACTGAGCTGCTCTATGCGGAACTTGAAAGTGTAGAAGGCTTGGATATGACTATGTTTGGGTTTGAGGATATTGATTACTCTTTGGATGACTTTGAAGAGTCTGAGGATCCTGAAGAAGCAAGAGAATTTTCTCAAGAGGAAGAAACAGGCATTGAACGCGGAGATATCTTCCAATTAGGACGTCATCGTTTAATGTGCGGTGATAGTACATCGGCAGAGGATATGGCTCAACTAATCGATGGAGAAACAATCGACCTATACGTGACTGATCCACCGTACAATGTAGCTTACCAGGGCGGAACTGATGAAGCCATGACAATCATGAATGACAGCATGGATGATGTCAGCTTCAGACAGTTTCTAAGAGATGCATTCGCAGTCGCAAACAACCACTTAAAGCCAGGGGGAGCGTTCTACATCTGGCACGCAGATTCGGAAGGTTTAAATTTTAGAGCCGCAGTAAAAGAGACAGGTTGGCTACTGAAACAGTCCATTATCTGGGTCAAGAATGCTATTGTGTTAGGTCGTCAAGACTATCAATGGAAACATGAACCCTGCCTATATGGCTGGAAAGATGGAGCGAGTCACTATTTTGTAGATAATCGCTCGCTAGCAACCGTCATCGAGGAAGATGAAGAAAATCTGAAAGATATGTCTAAGAGCGAGTTAATCTCTTATATCAAGACCATGCAAGATGCAAGTCCGACAACAATTTTCTACGAAGATAAGCCGGTCAGAAATGACATTCACCCAACCATGAAACCTTTGAAGTTGATTGCTAGGTGTGTTTTAAACTCCAGCAAGAAAGGCGACAGAATCCTTGATAGTTTTAACGGTGGTGGTTCTACTCTCATGGTTTGCGAGAAGTCTGAACGTATTTATTACGGAATGGAACTTGACCCAGTGTATGTCTCAAGAACAATCAGACGCTGGGAAGAAGAGACGGGGCTTACCGCTGAGAAAGTGAGTTGATTTTTTTAAAAAGTAAGGAAGTGAGGCGATGGCAAATGAGCAAAATTTGATAAAAAATTCAGAACGAACTCCGAGCGAACGCCGAGAAAATGCAAAAAAAGCAGGAGAGGCTTCTGGCAAAGCTCGACGAAAAAAAGCAAACCTAAAAAAGGCTTTTGAAACGATTCTACAAGCCGAGGTTGCAAGTCCAAACGTGAAGAAACAGCTTGAAGAGTTGGGGTTTGACTCAACTAACGAGATGGCTCTAGCTATGGTCATGATGCAAAAGGCTATGAAGGGCAATGTCCGAGCTTTTGAACAGATTAGTAAGTTGACAACGACAGATGTCAAAGACAGTCTTGACAAGAAAGAGCAGAAAGAACGTATCAAGACGTTGCAGCTTAAAAATAAGCGTGATGAAAAGATGCTTGATACAGATATTTCTAATAAACGAGTGATCGAAATTAAAGTAGGTGATTGGGATGCTGACGAAGACTAGACCTAAAATCAATATTGTCATTGACCGACCTAGCAGATTCTTTAACAAGCATATCTACGACAAGCTCAATGACTACTCTACTTTTACTGAAGTTCACTATGGTGGAGCTTCAAGCGGAAAGAGCCACGGCGTTATCCAAAAGGTAGTCTTTAAAGCTTGTCAAGATTGGAAATATCCACGCAAGATCCTTTTTCTGCGGAAAGTCGGCTCAACAGTCTACGATTCAATCTTCGAGGATGTAAAACAGTGTTTGGATAATTGGCAGTTACTCGACAAATGCAAGGTTAATAATTCGGCTTATCGGATTGAGCTGCCTAACGGAGCACAGTTCATCTTCAAAGGGCTGGACAACCCAGAGAAAATCAAGTCAATCAAGGGTGTGTCTGACGTGGTTATGGAAGAAGCTTCTGAGTTCACGCTAGACGATTACACGCAGCTGACTTTGCGTCTTCGGGACAAAAAGCACAAGCAGAAGCAGATCTTCTTGATGTTTAATCCGGTTTCAAAAGTGAACTGGACCTACAACGCTTTTTTTGTTAAGAAACCCAAAAATACAGTCGTTTATCATACATCATACAAGGATAATCGTTTTTTAGACCAGGTCACGATTGAGAACATCGAGGAACTGGCCAACAGAAACGAAGCGTATTACAAGATTTACGCTCTGGGTGAGTTTGCGACTCTGGACAAGCTAGTCTTTCCAAAGTACGAAAAAAGGTTATTAAACAAAGACGAGCTGGCGCATCTGCCGGCTTATTTTGGTCTTGACTACGGCTTTATCAATGACCCGTCAGCTTTGATGCATATCAGGATTGATGATGCGAATAGGAAGCTGTATGTGGTCGAAGAGTTCGTTAGAAAAGGGTTAACGAATGACAAGATAGCAGAAAGCATCAAGGCACTAGGATATGCAAAAGAAGTCATTCGTGCGGATTCAGCAGAAAAGAAATCGAATCAGGAATTGCGAAACCTTGGAATCCCTCGGGTTATCGATGCGCAGAAAGGTCCCGGCTCTGTCATGCAAGGGATCCAGTATCTCTTACAGTACGACTGGGTAGTTGATGAGCGATGCGTGAAGCTAATTGAAGAACTCGAAAACTACACTTGGAAAAAGGACAAGAAGATAAATGAGTACATCAATGAGCCAGTTGATAGCTACAATCACTGCATTGATGCGATTAGATATGCTTTGCAAGATAGGATTTTCCAAGCGAAGAAAGACTTGGATGTCAACAAGACAATCAGCAACATCAATAAGATGTTTAGGAGGTAAACGTGGATAAAGTAAATGAATTTGAACATGGGATAGATACCGATACTAAAGCAAGATCGGACAGCTTGCGTTTTGGTAGCTTGTCAAACGAGCAGTTTAGGCATGGCTCAAGCGACGAGCTCTTGAATACAGAAGATGGCAAAAAGGCGTTTCGGGATATGGTCGAAACGTTTTTTAATCTTCAAAGAAAAAGGTTGCGAGTGCTGGCTTCGTATGCGCAGGGTGACAATTATAGTATCTTAGCCGGTAGCAGACGGTTAGACAAAGAAAAAGCGGACTACCGAGTCAGGCATAAATGGGGTGGCTATATCTCGAGCTTTGCAACAAGCTACGTCATCGGAAATCCTGTTACGATAGGCATCTTAGAAGGCGCAGAAGAAGAGCAGTTGAAGGTCATAGAAGAAATTGAGTGGCAAAACGACATCAATTCTCTGAATAGCGACCTTGCTTTTGATGCATCAGTTTATGGTCGGGCGTTTGAGTATCATTTCAGGGATAAAGATAATGTGGACAGAGTTGTTTTGATCAGCCCGCTTGAAATGTTTGTTATTCGTGATCTGACAGTCGAGCAGAGCATTATCGCAGCGGTGCATCTGCCTATTTTCGCAGACAAGGTCTCTGCTACCGTCTACACAAAAGACCGAATCATCTCTTATAAGCCGTTTTCGGTCAATTTGATCAATTTGATTGTCGAATCCGAGAAGAAGCATGAATACAAGGATGTGCCGGTCGTCGAATGGTGGAACAACCGCTTTAGAATGGGTGACTATGAGAGTGAAATCTCTTTAATTGATGCATACGACGCAGGTCAATCTGATACTGCGAATTATATGAGCGACCTGAATGATGCTTTGCTGTTGATTAAAGGCGACTTAGAAGCCATTGGAATGAGTGCCGAGAATGCAGCGAAGATGAAAGAAGCTAACACGCTGCTTCTTCAGACAGGAGTAAGCACAAACGGACAGCAAACAAGCGCAGATGCTGGATATATCTATAAGCAGTATGATGTCCAAGGCACAGAAGCCTATAAGAACCGTTTAGCAAACGATATCCACAGGTTTAGTCGTATTCCAAATCTTGAGGATGATCGTTTTAATTCAACTCAGTCAGGAATTGCTCTGCTTTACAAGATGATCGGTCTTGAGCAGGTCCGAAAAGACAAAGAAGCTTATTTTACAAAGGCTTTGCGACGCAGATACGAGCTTATTAGTAACATCCACAAGGCAATCAACAAGCCTGCTATTGAGGCTAACAAGCTGACTTTCACATTTCACCCTAACATCCCACAGGATGTTTGGACGGAAATCAAGGCATATATTGAAGCGGGCGGCAATCTATCTCAAGAGACCTTGATGAACAGCGCTAGCTTTACTGATTACAAGACTGAGCAAGCACGCATTTTGAAAGAAAATGGAGCAAGCGACAGTGAAATTGACCAGATTGTAGGTGAGTCAGATGGTAAGCAAGCGGACAACTAGTAACCAACGCTACAACGCCGAGCGTCAGGCACAGGCTGAGTTGATAAAGCGGGATATAGATAGAGACAAGATACTTGCTCAACTTTATCAAGAGTCTTTTGACCGTATGCAATCAGAAATAGACAGATTTTATCTAGCTTATGCTAAAAAAGAGGGTCTAACCAAGCAAGAAGCTATGAAAAAAGCTTCTGAATTTGACGTTACGAAGTTTTCCAAGAAGGCTGAAAAAGCGGTAAAAGAGAAAGACTTCAGCCCTAAGACGAATTCGTGGCTCAGGACATACAATCTAAAAATGAAGGTCAGCAGATTGGAGCTTTTAAAGTCTGAATTAGCTCTTGAGATCCATAATTTGACATCAGATGTAAACGAAGTCTTCGAAAAGGCTCGCAAAGACGAATATCTGGCTGAATACAAGCGCCAAGCAGGGATTTTGGGGATTTCGTCCAGCGGAGCAAAGAAACGAATGCAGAGCGTTTTAGACGCTGATTTTTACGGGCAGAAGTTTTCGAGTCGTATTTGGGGTTCTAAAGGTCTGCAAGCGAACTTGCAAGGCGAGGTTTCAAGCTCTCTTAGTCGAATCTATACAGATATGATGGGTTACAAGCAGGAAATGGGCCGTCTGGCTAAGAAGTACGATACAAGCAAAGCGAATGCCCAGCGCTTGCTAAAAACTGAAATTGCTCGGATAAATGCTGACACACAGCTTGCTATGCTAAAGGATAATGGCTTTACTCACATGATCTATGTGGCCGAACCGGGTGCTTGTGATATTTGTGGGCCTCTTGATAAGAAGGCAATTCCGATCGACAAAGTAGAAAAAGGCGTGAATATGTTTCCGATGCATCCCAATTGTCGCTGTTCTGCCTATGGTCATATCAAAATGGAGTACAAAGGTGGTGGTAGTACACTTGATGATTACGAGGCTTGGGAAGATAAAGGTACAAAATCCGTCCCTGAGAAAACAGATGTTTTCACTCTTTCAAAAGATATGCAAAAAACTTTGTATGATTATACAAACGGTGAGTTTCAAGAGATTTGTGACTATTCGCAATACATTACAGATGAGAAACAGTTCAAATCAACTTATTTGTGGCACGGTGAAAATGGGCAACTTCGAAAAATCACAGACAATACAAAAGCAGACGTTAAAGCAATCCACGAATTAATCAATAAACAACCTCTTGAAAAAGATAAGTTGATTCGATTTGAAAAATTGCGTTCCGGCGATTACTCAGATTATCTTGTCGGAGATACACTTAATTTCGGTATTCGGTCTGCTACTCGCGATAAGGAATTCATCGAAAAGCTAGAACAAGACAGAGTTGTTGGTTTTGAGACGAAGAAGAGAGGTTTGAACTCAAGAAAGAATGTTAAATTCATTTTTAATTCAAGTAAGTCTTTGGATGTTTCGAATATATCAGAGTATCCCGATCAATTAGAGGAATTGATTCAAGGTTCTTACAAGATTGTTGATACCAAATTTGTAAAAGGCAAAAACGAAGGATGGGAATACATTGATATGCCTATGACTCAGTACGTTGAAGAGAACAATCTCAAAACGGAAATCCGAACCAGCAAAAAAGGCAATAAAAACATTGTCATCCATATGCCAACAGGAAAAGAACGACTGTATCCTCTTGAAAAATGGGAATCAGGAACTGTTCGATACACAGAGGAATTTTATAATCATGAGGAAAAGATGGAGCGTTTGGAGGTGTATTTAGAGTATGTCAATGACAAAAAATGAAGCCGAAAACCTGTTTGAAAGAATGACAGGACAAGCTAACAACAAGCCAAGACAAAAGAAATAGCGAGGTGAACCATGAACAAACGGATTAAAAAGAAACGTGAGCTAGAAAACTCTTTGCGAATAGCAGGAAGTGCTATTGAGTTTTTATTCGATCAAAACAATCAGCTTTGGAAGATTGTTGAAAATATGGAGAAAATCAGCTCACAAAATACTCAAGCGACAAATGAGCGCTTTGACAAGTTGGAAGCTGCCAACGAGAAAATGAAGCTAGATTTGGACAATGCTGTCGTTTCGTTTAGCAAATCGAAGAAATCAAGTTGGTTTGGTAGAAAGTAGGTATAAACTGCTATAAATTATTGTAAATCACTATAAACCGTCTCGAATTCGAGGCGGTTTTCTTATCCCATAACCGTATGGAATCCCGTATGGTTTTTTAATTGTCCAAACCGTGCTAAAGACATTAAAAGTTGCATGAGTTCGGGGAGGTTGCCCGTAAAAGCGTAAAGAAAGGAGCCAAAAATGGCAGAATACAAATCTATGTTGCGCATGAACTTGCGCAATCTTCAATTTTTTGCTGAAGGCGGAGAGCCTCAAGAGAGCCCTGAAGCTTCTGGTGACGGAGGAGGCGCTGCAGAGCCAAAAACAGAAGCCGAAAAGATGGTGTCTCTTGCTGAAATGCAACGCCGCTTGAAACAAGCAGAAGAAAAGCACGCTCAGGCTACACAAGAAGCTATTGCACAAGCTCTCGAAAAGTACAAAGCAGAGTCTGAATTGACTGGAAAAGAGCTGGAAGAGTACCGCAAAAAAGAAGCCGAAGCCGAAAAACAGGCTTTGCTAGATAAAATCGCTGGTTTGGAGAAAGAACAAACCAAGCGAGAATTGACGGACGAAGCCATCAAGACGCTTTCCAGTCGAAAATTGCCAGTAAATGAAAAAGTGCTCTCTTTTGTGGTTAAAGATACCGCAGACGGTACTTTACAGGCAATCGCAAACTTTGAAAGCATCATCAGCGAAATCAAAGCTGAATACACTCAATCTGAACCGCCGGGCGTTTCATCGTCGTTTGGTAGTTCGGACTCGAAAAGTCCCGGAGAAATCTTCCGCGACTCACGCATTATCTGAAAAAAGGAGAAATAAATGACAGTACAAACTTTTAATCCTGAAAAGGTTCTGGTTTCTGAGAAAAAAGACGGAACTTTTCATAAGAAATTCACAGATATCATCATGAAAGAGGTCTCTAAGAATTCGCTCGTGATGCAGCTTGGGAAATACCATGAAATGGACGGAGAGCAAGAAAAAACAGTCTACGTTCAAACCGACGGGGTTTCTGCTTATTGGGTGAATGAAACTGAAAAAATCAAGACAGACAAGCCAGAAGTCATTCCTGTTAAGCTGAAAGCTCACAAGTTGGGTATCATCCTTCTCGCTTCCCGTGAAGCGCTGAACTATACTTGGGAAAAATTCTTCAACGACATGAAACCTCAGATCGTCGAAGCATTCTACACCAAAATTGATGAAGCTGGCCTTCTCGGCCATGAAACACCGTTTGCTAATTCGGTTGCAAAAGCTGCTAAAGACGCAAGCAAGGTGATTGGTGGTCCTATCAACTTTGAAAATATCCTGAAACTTGAAGACAAGTTGCTAGATAGCGATGTTGAAATCAATGCATTTGTATCTCGTGTATCAAACCGTTCTGCCCTTCGCGAAGCTCGTGACGGTGACAAGAAGACGATTTACGACAAAGAAAACAACAAGCTTGACGGAATCGTGACCGTGGACATGAAATCTAAGAATTTCAAGAAAGGCGACTTGCTCGCTGGTAACTTTGACAATCTTATTTACGGTGTGCCTTACAACATCAACTATAAGATCTCAGAAGAAGGCCAAATCTCAACAATCCAGAATGCAGATGGAACCCCTGTTAACCTGTTTGAGCAAGAAATGATTGCCATTCGTGCAACAATGGACATCGCAGTCATGATCACAAAAACAGATGCTTTTGCTAAGTTGACAGACGCTACAAACGTTTAGAAAGGAGCTTGTAAATGACTTATATTGTAACTACAAACATCATCGACACTAAAGATAATGACCGCTTGTACGAAACGGGCGAAGTTTATCCGCGCGCAGATTTGACGGTCTCTGACAATCGAATCAAGGAGCTGCTTGAAAAGGGAGTTATTGCTCTCGAAGGCGCTGAGGGAGAAACAACTCCTGCAGAAGAAGCAGCTCCTGAAGCTGAACCTGATCCAAGCGTGAAAGAACTCAAGGCTAAACTTGATGAGCTTGGCATTAAGTATGGTTCTCGTGCTACCAAGGACGAATTGAAAGGCCTACTCGAAGGCGCTGAGGGAGAATAACCATGGAAAATACTCAGCTAGCCAAAATTAAGCGTCGGCTGGGTATTGCTCCCGACGACACAAAAGAAAATGACTTGTTACAGGACCTAGTCGAAGATGCTGAAAGCTACTTCAAAAGCTTGACAGGAACAACAGAGATTGATCAGAAATACGATTTTATGATTGAAAATGTTGTTTATAAGCTCTATGGCCGCAAAGGGTCCGAGGGTGTAGCTTCTGAGACTGTTGACGGCTATTCTGTGACTTATCAAGATTGGGATAACCTGTTTAAGCCTTATATGGCTATTTTAAACAAAGATTTTGGCCTAGATGGCTCTCTGAGAGAGAAAGGAAAGGTGGTCTTTTTATGAAAACGCCGCACCGAATCACCCTTATTAGAGGGGCTGGAGCGCCAAAATACAATCCAGAAACGGATAGTTACGAGGCTACAGAAGTTCAAGAAGAAGTCGTGCCTTGCCTGATCAATTTCATCCAACAAGCAAAGGTTTTGAAAGATTATGGAAATCAGACTGATATGGTCATGATTTGCCGTTTTCAACAAGAGCAGAAGCCTTTTGCTACCGCTATTTATGACGGCAGCAAATACGTCCCTATGGATCGGATAGACGCCCCGATAAAAGGGGCTGTCAGACTCAAAAAGGTAGGTGGCTAGTATGGGAATCAAATGGCAAGGCATAGAGAAATTGACTGCAACCATCAGCAACGCCCATCCGAAAGCAGTCGAGCAGTCTCTGCAGGTTTTGAAAAATAATGGTGAAAAAGGGAAGAGAATCGCTAGAGACCTAGCGCCCAGGGATACTAGATTTTTGAAAGACCATATCACCACTTCCTATCCAGGAATGGAAGCTCATATTCACGGCGAAGCTGGCTATGACGGCTATCAGGAATACGGCACCCGATTTCAGCCCGGTAAGCCCCATTTTCGTCCTATGTTGGAGCAAATTCAACCTGAATTCCAAAAGGACATGACAAAAGTGATGAAAGGAGCTTTTAGGTGACCCCAAATCATGATTTATTCAGGAATTTATTCTCGCTCTGCAACGTAAGGGTCGATACATACGACTATTTACCAGATGCTGAGACTAAATATCCCTTTGTTTATTTGGGAGAGAACAACGGCTCTGACATCCCTAATAACGATGTTTTAGGGATGGTAAGGCAGACAATCCATCTCTACGGTTTAAGAGAGCACAGGGCTCGTTTAGACAAGATTTCAGCTTACTTGGAAGGAGCGGTGAAGCTGCTAAAAGATGGATATGAGCATAAGTTAGCTCATCTTTCGACCTCAAAACAAGTCATACCAGATAACACAGACATCCAGCCTTTGCTTCACATTGTGCTGGACGTTACTTTTAATTACACAAAAAAGGAGACATAAATGGCAGAATTAGTGCTAGGAAAAGACTATGTAGTGTTTTTCCGACGATTAAAAGACCAAGCGAAGCAGGACGCTGGAAAGGTCCGCTTTCAGGTCGAGCTAACAATCAATCCAGAAAAAGAAATTGAAAGCACCAAAACTAAAGATGGTGTCGTGAACTCTATCTCTGATGGCGAAACAAGCGGTGAGTTCAAATCACTTGCTTATCGTGAAGACGGCGACACGGTCAATATGTGGAAGGAAATGCGAAAATGGTTCGCAAACAATGAAAAAATTGAATGTTGGATTGTTGACCTTGGCAGCGTGCGCCAATCCGGAGGAAAAGAAATCTACGACGTGGAATACTACCAAGGCTACTTCAAGAGCTTTGAGCTTTCCGCTCCGGCTGACGACAAGATTGAATTATCTTATGAAATGGCTATCGATGGTAACGGCGTCATTCACACCGACTCGCTGACAGCCTCTCAAAAGAAAGCTGTCGAAACAGCGCAGTACGACTACCATACGCTTGCCAAAGAAACGGCTGCTGCAGGTCGTTCTGTCTAATAATTCTTAAAGGGGTTAAACACCCCTTTTATTTTTTTGAAAAGGAGAAAACATGATTTTACACATTGACGGACGCGATTACACTCTGCGATTCGGTCTTGGATTTTTGCGCGAAATGAACCGACTCCATTCTGCGGAACTCGAGGGGATGAAGACCGGCTACGGAGCCATGACTCTCTTTAATGCTGGGCAAGCACTCAACGATCCGATGGCTTTTGTGGATATTATCAAAGCTGGGACGGTTACAGAAGGCAAGAAGCCAAGCAATGAAGGCATTGAAGCGTTTCTGGAAGACTTGATCATCAATGATAAATACGACGAAACAATCAAAGCGATTGTTGCGGAGTTAAAAGCGTCACCCCTGCTCAAAAAAGCGATGAACCTAGCAGAGTAGAAGGGGCTTCAGGTTCGAATTTTGGATATGACGAGGCTATCGCTTTGCTGATTGCAAGGCATGGAATGAGCTTCTTAGAAGCAGCCAGAACAACACTTGTCGAATTTGAAATTTACAATTTAGCTTATGCGATACAACAGGAAGATAAGCGATATAATGCAGCAATCCAAGCTTGGATGAATCAACGAGTCCAAGCTACGAAAGGCAGCGGTAAAAGTGTCAGGTCTGCATTTAAAACCTTTGATGATTTCTACAACCGAAAAGAAGAATTTGAAAGAATTTTCCGAACCGAGGACAAAGAAATCAAAAAAGGTCTTACGATGGCAGATCGTAATAGGAGACTCAATCATGATGGGAAAGGAGGTCTTTGATGGGAGCAACATTTGATGTCACGGCGATTTTAAAAGCGAATGTATCAGACTTCGCAAATGGTCTTAAAGAGGCTAAAATGTCTCTTCAAAGCCTCCAGAATCAGTCTGGCTCGAGTTTTGACAAGATCAGCGGTAGCTTGAGCGCTATCGGAGGCTCCATGATGAAGGTCGGCGCTGGGATGACTGCCGGCTTCACTACTCCAGTCGTTGGAGCGGTCGGAGGTGTCGTGAAATCTTTTGCAGATCTTGAGCAAAGCTTGGGAGGTGTCCAGACACTCTTTAAGCAAAACGGAACAAGCGTAAACAATCTTGCAAAAGAGTACGGGATGACCCGAGAAGAAGCCCGAAAATTGTATCAAACAATGGCAAATGACGGCACCAACGTCATTGAAAATGCCAATAAGGCTTTTAAAACAGCTGGAGTTTCGGCCAATTCGTACATGGAGCAAGTTACGTCTTTTTCAGCAACCTTGTTACAAGGTCTAGGAGGAGATACTGCCAAGGCTGCTCAATATGCAGACAAAGCCATCATACAGATGGCAGACAATGCAAACAAAATGGGCACAAGTATGACTGATATCCAAAACGCTTATCAAGGATTTGCTAAGGATAATTACACGATGCTGGACAACCTAAAGCTAGGCTACGGGGGAACCGCTAGCGAAATGGCCCGTTTGGTCAACGAATCGGGTGTTTTGAACGGCGAATTCGAAGCAACGGCCGAAAATGTCAAAGACATTCCTTTCCACACCTTGATTGAGGCTATCGGAATTACACAGGATAGACTAGGAATCACAGGCACAACTGCTAAAGAAGCCAGCGAGACTGTGTCGGGCTCGTTTGCAGCCATGAAGGCGGCAGCTCAGAACCTTGTAGCTGGCCTCGGGAACAACGAAGCGGACATCAAAGCGCTGATGGAAAGTCTAAAAGAGACTGTTCTCACGTTTAAAGATAATGTGGTGCGGGTTCTTGGGACGATTTGGGATAATTTACCGCTAGCGCCTTGGCAAAAATGGCTTGGAGCCATCATAGTAGCAGCAGGACCTGCTTTAATTGCAATAGGTGGAATAGCTACTGGAATTAGTAAAGCAATAGATACATTTAGGATTTTAAGTGCTTTTGGTTCTAAAATTTCAGCGCTATTTTCAGCATTGCAAGGCGGAAGCGGTGTTTTAGGCACTATCGCAAGCGCTTTTGGAGCAATCAACGCTCCAATCCTTGTTGTTATCGCAGCAATAGCAAGTTTGATAGCTATTTTAGTTGGTGTCTACAACACCAGCGAAGAGTTCCGAAACAAGGTAGATGCTGCTTGGCAGGCTATCAAAACAGCCATCAGTAGTGCCATCCAAGCCATTCTGGATGTAGTTCAGACATTTGTCAGCATCTTGGTTGGTTTTTGGGAAGAAAACCAAGAGTTAATTTTATCAACAGCAAAAACAGCCTGGAACGCCATAAAAGAAGTGGTTGAGACGGTCATGAATGTTTTGGCACCGATCATTGAAACAGCGTGGAATCTTATTGTGTCAATTGTTAAAACGGCGTGGGATCTGATTAAGGTGACTGTATTTACCGCTTTGCATGTTGTTTTACAAATTATCAAAGCAGTTATGCAGATGATCAATGGCGATTGGTCAGGAGCTTGGGAAACGCTCAAATATGCTTTAGAGCTTGCTTGGAATGGATTAAAAGCACTGGTCGCTCTTGGAATAAAGGGACTACAGAATATCTTGACAGCAGGCTTGGAACTCCTCAAATCCATTTGGGATACCATCTGGAGCGCTATCATGGCAGTTGTTAACCCAATTTGGGAATGGATAAAAACAACAGTCAGCAACGCTATCACAGCTATCGGAGAGGTTATCCAAAACATCATGACTGCCATCCAGACTGCTTGGGATGCGGTGTGGAATGCGATTTCTGCGGTTATCGCGCCGATTTGGGAAGCTATTTCTACAACGATTGTTTCTGTTTTGACCACTATTTGGAACACTATCCAGACAATCTTGAATACGATTTCGACCATTTGGTCTGCCACTTGGGAAATTATCAAAGCAGTCTTTGCAGCAATTCTTTTGACTATCGTTGGCTTAGTGACTGGCAATTTCGACCTCATCAAACAAGCTATTTCAAATGCTTGGGAGATCATCCAGACCAAAACAGGAGAAATCTGGAATGCTATAGTTGCTTTTCTGTCAGGGATTTGGGACGGAATCAAATCGGCAGCCAGCGCAGCTTGGGAGTTTATCAAAACCACTATCAGCAATGTGATGGATGCAATCAAGAGCGGCATTGAAACAGCTTGGAATGCTATCAAGGACTTCATTTCAAATGCTTTAAACAATATCAAGTCAGCAGCTGAAAATGCTTGGAACAATATCAAATCTGCTATTTCAAATGCGATTGAAAACATCAAATCCACTGTGACGAACGGCTGGAACAATCTAGTAAGCACGGTTACGAATGCCGGGCCAAGGATTGTATCGGCTGTCAGAAGCGGCTTTGACAACGCAGTGAATGCTGCGAGAAACTTTATCAGTAGCGCGATAAGTGTTGGTAGAGACCTCATTATGGGATTTGTAAATGGGGTTAAAAACGCTGCAGGAGCGCTTATAGATGCGGTAGGCGGCGCGGTGAGAGGTGCCATAGACTGGGCGAAAGGCCTTTTAGGCATTCATTCGCCGTCACGAGTATTTAAGCAATTTGGTATCTACACAGACGAAGGTTTTATCATCGGTGTCAATAGCAAAGCTGGCCAAGTTGCGAAGACGGTCGGAAACATGGCTCAAGGAGCTATCGACGCCTTTACCGGCAAAGACATCGCTGGTAATTTGCAAAGTGAATTGGGCGCAGTTGACGGTGAATTAGGGCGTTTGACAGCCTACGACCCATCTGTATCTTTTGACGGTGGTACACTAACCGTTGGGCGACAAGCGGCAGAAATCTTGCTGAAAATGGGGAATACAGCCTATCGTGCATTTACTGAAGATATTACCAGTGCCCAGGAAATGGAATTGATTTTGGATCATTACTAGGAAGGAGAAAGCCATGTACAATTACGGAAGTTTAAGAAAAGTTGACGGAAATATCACGGCTTTCGAGCCTAGTGATAATATGTCCATCAACGGAACGCCTCTCAATCAATTGGTTGAGGGCTACACGCATTTGACAGTGACAGGTAGGGGATTGCTTGGCCAATCGATCAAGTCAACTTCCATCCCCAGCCGTCGTGGCGTTTGGGTAGAAAGTGTTTCAGACGACGAGCGGCAGCTTGAGATTAAGTATAAGCTCGAAGCTGATACTAGCTCCAAAATGCGTGATAAATTCGCAAAATTGAATAAAATTTTGAGAATCCACGCAAGTAGCAGTTTTCTTGAAATCACCTTTAAAGACGAACCTGAGTATGTCTATTATGGCTATTTTAGTGGAGCTGATGCCATTGAAGAAAAAAGTCTCTCGATCATCAGCAGATTCACTATCCTTGTACCGGACGGCTATAAGAAGAAACGGGCTCAAAATTCAACTGGACCTATTACTTTATCAGATGCCCTAGAAGTACTACCTGAGTCTATAGCGGTCACACCGACCGGAACAGTGAATCAAATACAAATCATTAACGGCGCAAAAATTTTGTCTTTTTCTGGCTCTTATGCGGCTGGAAAGGACATAATTGTGACTTTTGGTCAAGAAGAAGTAACTGCTATTTACAACGGCAGGAGCATCCTTAGCGAGCTTGAGCGGTTTAGTCCGCTAGAGCAATTTACTGTCAGAAACGGCGATACTATCACAGCTAAGAATGCTGTTGTAAAAAAAGTAGTTTGGAGGGATGAGCGAGCATGATTTATTTGTTTGATAAAGATGAGAAATTGATCAAAATCATCAGAAAACCAGCTATTAAGACCGCCCTCCAAAAATACTCTCTAACCAAAGAGCGATATGTGTCTGACAGACTGACTGTCGAGATGAAAGCTCTGAATGATGATGAGTTGGAAAAGGTGGAATACATGGCTATTCAGACCATGGAAGATGCTCACAAATTCCACTATTTCTATGTTGCTCAAAAATCATCAGAAAATTTAACAACGTTAATCGGTGTCCAGTCAGGAATCGAGGAACTGAGAAAATCTCCGGTTTTTGACAAGCGTCCTCAAAACGCTTTTGCTAGAGAGGTCATCAATGATCTGCTAGCTAGCACAAACTGGCAAGCTCGTTTTGTTGGAGAGACGACCCCACACAGCACCAACTTTTATTACATTTCTGTCTTTGATGCACTCAAGAAAGTGTGTGAAGTCTGGGACTTAGAAATGCAATTTTTCGTTGAAATGAACGGGAACAAAATTGGCGCTCGTTACATCGATTTTAAGAGAAAGATTGGCCAAGCGGTTGGTAAGCGTGTGGTTTACGGGCATAATGCCCTGCAAATCCTCCAAGAAGTCGAACGAACCAACATTTTCACGGCTTTGATAGGTCGAGGCAAAGGTGAACAAGTCAGCTCTGCTGAAGAATCTGGAAAACAAGCGAATGGCTTCGGAAGAAAAATCACTTTTGAAGATGTAGTCTGGTCAACAGCTAGTGGGAAACCAGTCAACAAGCCGAAAGGTCAAAAGTACGTTGAACTGCCAGCTATGACCAAGCTGTATGGCATCAAGAATGCCGACGGTTCTATGCGGCCTAAAATTGGTTTTGTGGATTTTTCTGAGGAAGAAAATCCAGAAGTTTTGATTGAGCGAACTTACAAAGCTTTAGTAGATGCTGCTAGACCACAATTGACCCTAAAGACCTCAAGCGTGTATTTGCGAGGTGCAAAAGTCGGTGACACTATCCGAGTAGTCAGACATGACAAGAAGCTAGATTATGATACCCGCATTTTTGAGATTACCTTCAACCGTCTAAATGACCAGTCAAGTGACATTAAGTTAGGCGACAGGGTCGGCGAAAGTAACGAAGCCAAGGCTCAGACGATTGCTGACAAGGCGATTGATGAGTTTGTAGCTAACGAATTTACAAATTTTGTAAAAAATCTGCCTGATTATCTGCCGACTGCAGATGGATTTAATAATAATTGGTACGGGTCTGAAGATCCGACCGGCAAGCACCAAGGAAAAGTCCTAATCAATGACATTTGGTACAAACCAGACCCGGAACATGAAGGTCATAAAATCATGCTCAGATGGACTGGTGAGGTCTGGGAAGAAATCTTGCGGACTTTTAGTAGCGAGGCTTTAAGAGCAAAAATTGCAGATGAAATCGAGAAGTTAGACAAGGCTACGAAAGCTAGCGACCTAGCTTTGAAAGAGCAAACCGCCCAAGCTCTCCGCACAGCTGGCGCCAACGCCTCAGCTATCGAGGCGGCCAAGGGTGCTATCACTAAGCTCAATCAGGACTTAGCTGGCGCTAAGCAGACGAATCAGGCTGCGATTGACCGGCTAAAATCCGACTTTGCTAGTGCGCAGAAGGCAGCGAACGACCAAACAGCGCTCCTGAAAAGCGACTTGACAAATATCCGCACCAAGCAGGCCCAAGCTGAAGCCGAAATCAGTAAGCAAGTGCAGGCGCTTAATGCGACCAAAAACGAGCTGGCGGGCGTGAAGGCTGCTCAGGCAACCTATGAGCAAACTACTACCCGCAGACTGGCAGAGCTGACGAATCTGGCTGACGGCAAGGCCAGCAAGTCAGAGTTGGTGCAGACTGCAGAGGAGTTGGGTAGTAAGATTGCGAGTGTGCAGGTCGGCGGGCGAAATTACTTTTTAAATTCTGGCGTAGAAATCACATCAGGAAGCAAAGCAATCAAAGTACATCCTGAATTTATCAAGCATGCGAAAGGCAAGAAATTTGTCATGAGCGTGGAAGTTTCAGGCGAAAATGTTGTTGCTGCAAACCTAAGAAGATTTGGGCTATCAACTTCAGCTGGAATTGCTGGATCGACAAATAGGGCCTGGCCTGAAGTTTGGGAGACAGGAACAGGAAATATCTCTAAAAAACGAATCTATAAAGTATTTGAATTTAGAGATGACTGGATTGATTTTATTGCAGGTTTACACATTCAAACTGGGTCTGGCGCTGTGGCCGGCTATCCAAAACTCGAAATTGGTACAGTACCGACAGACTGGAGCCCCGCCCCTGAAGATACCGAAAACCAAATCTCAGCCGTAGAATCGACCTTTAAGCAGCGCGCTGACTCGCTGGAAGCTGGGGTGTCCAGCTTGCGTGAGGGACTTAGTACCAAAGCGGACTCAAGTGCCCTGACCTTGCTCTCAGATAGGATATTAGCCTCAGTCAAGAGCTTAGAGACCGACACGCAGAACAAACTGAATCAAAAGCTCAGCACGACCGAGTTTGAAGTGCGGGCAAGCGGAATCCGTCAGGAAATCGTCAATGCCACGAAAGACAAGGCCGATAAGGCCTTGGTCACGGCTGAGGCTGGACGGTTGAGAGAGGAACTTGCGAGTCAAGTTGTCGGCGGCCGAAATTTGATGGGAGTCTTTAATACAACGACTGTCAAAGCAAGTTTTGGATCTGAAACATACAGATTTGAAGCAAAGACTACCAAGAACACGGCTAAACCAACTCTCCAATTGCAATTTCGCTGGGACGACGGAGCGTACAGTGCAGTTGCATGGATAGGCCAAGAAGGACCTTTTAAAAAATCGTTTAAAATTACAAAACCGTACTCAGAACTGCGCATTAAATTCAACTGCAACAAAGAAGATGCAGTCTTGCTTTTCAAGGGCGATAAATTTGTCGAATTAAATACAGACTATCTTTTCACAGGCAATCTGCTTAATCTGTCACCAAACGATTCTGTGGCGGACTTTCTTAAAATTGAGAAAGCGACCATTCCTTCCAGCTGGTCAAAAGCCCCAGAGGATGCAGAAAGCCCCATCACCGAGGCCAAGGCGGCCTTTGAACGGACAGCTCAAGGCTTGCGGACTGACTTGTCGGCTGTGCAGGCTTATGTCAACGCTGACGGCACACGCTCAGAAGCTTTGCGCTCTTTCTCCCGTGAGGAGACCGCACGTCAGCTGACAGCCGAGCGCAAGGCTATCGAGGCTGGCTATGTGGCTAAGGCGCAGCACACAGAGGACGTGCGAGGGCTGACGAGGCGGTTTGAGGAGCTGAGTGAGGGAGGTGTAAACCTCTTGCGCAACTCAGCGGCTTTGCTGGTCGGCGGTGATTGGCGAACTGGTAAGTGGCAGGCTACTAGCGGAGGAAACGGTACAGCTCAGGTTGTACCCGTCACAAGCCCTCCTAACCCACTAATCAAGAGCATGATCCGTATTGTCAACAACACAGTCGGCAATAAAGATTTATCGCAATCTGCTATGGCTCTTGTGGTTGGGCAGAAATATACCGTATCTTGCTATGCCCGAGTAGCCAGCGATAGTCCTAGCTCAACAGTCAATCTGCTAATCAGATCATGGGCAAATAACAATGATGTTAATCGCAAATTGTATCAAGCCATCTCAAACAGAGATTGGCAGCGGTACTCATTTACATTTACTGCTGATGTTGTGGCTAACTCATTCCAATTTGGTCAAAGTGGTGATGGAAGCGTCGAAATCTGCGCACCTAAACTAGAGTTAGGTGCTGTTGCGACAAGCTGGAGCCCGTCGCCAGAAGATGCAACGAGCTACGCAGATACCAAATTGGCTGAATACAAGCAAAGCATTGACGGTCAACTGGCCAACGTGCAAGCTGCCCTTAATACAGCCAATGGATCATTGACCAGTTTTAACAACTGGAAGCAGTCAGCGCAGGAGACGCTGAACAAGGTCGGCAAGGTAGAGTCTGGTCTTAACGAGACCAAGACAAGTCTGGCAGAGTTTAAGCGCACGGCTGAGGGTCAGCTGACTACGATTACTCAGCAGGTTGCTGGGAAAGCCAGCCAGACCGAATTTCAGAGGGTGCAAGAGACGAATAAGCTCTATGAGCGCTTGATTGGCTCGACTGAAAAGGAAATTGCGGACAAAGTCACGCGCATGGCTTTGACTAATGAGTTGTTTCAGACAGAAGTGTCCAAAAACCAAGGCTTGCGAACTGTCCAAAGCCAACTAGCAGGAAGCTGGTCAATTAAGAACCTCAACTCGGCTAGCGATATCCTTGGTCAGCTCAATCTAAATCCAGATGGGTCAATTTCAATCAACGAGGGTTTAATCTCTATCGGAGATAAGACCCATATCAAGAACGGTGTGATCAAGAATGCCATGATTGAGAGCATGCTTGCGGATAAAATCACAGCGGGCACGCTCAACGCTGCGAATGTCAACATCATCAATCTTAATGCTAATAAGATTGTCGGTTTAGATGCGAATTTTATCAAGTCTAAAATCGAGCTAGCTCTAGTAGACTGGCTGAAAGGTAAGGTCATCACAGCTCAAAACGACGCGATGAAAATTGATCTAAATAATGGTCAATACAACGTTATGACAGACCAAGCAGCGATTAGACGTGTGCTAAACGGCTATCCGAACCAATTCTTAAAATTTACGAGCGAGACAGAAGGCGGCGCACCAGCCAGCGTGACCGTGTTGGGTGCCAATCGGGACGGCACAGAAAATAGCAAGAATGACAGCTTTGCTGGAATCAGGCTATATAGCGGAAACAAGGTCGAACGTACCGAAATCATTAGTGACGTTGTGAGATTTGCGACAGGAGCGGTCAACTACCGAGGCTGGGAAATGCGGACGCTGTACGGGAACGATAACAGGCAAGTCATTCTACAGCCGTTTGGAAACGTGACGAGGTCGAACGTCGTAGCAAACTACTTTAACGGTATTGATTTAACAAACGTGCTCGAAACGTTGAATCAAATGATGGCCAACCTCGCGAATCATACTGGTAGACATGATATCTTTGGACCAATACGAGGTCTTGGTGCTAGAAAGTACCAAAGATAAAAAAGGAGAAAAAATGAACGAAAGCATACAAAATAATTTAGCGATCGAAATCGCTAATAAATCATTAAGAATCGCAACGCTTGTAGCTCAAAATGAAGAGCTACAAGCGCAACTGGAGCAAGCTCTCACTCGTAATGAAGAGCTTGAAAAGCAATCGCAAGCATATGAACCACGCGCAGAAGAAGCACCAGAAAGTGAGGTAGAGCCATGAGAAACTGGACTGTAGTAGGGAAATATCCAATTTATGACGATGATAACAAGATTTCGCACACCGAAATCGCTATCGCGTCCACCTCCAGCGGCTACGCAACCTTCTCTGAGCGAGTTTTTGGCGACCATGCGAACAAGAACGAGAAAGAGCTGGTAGACCTTGCTTTGGAAGCTCTTTTTAAATCCGAATTTTCGGATCGCGCTATGGCAGAATCCGTCCAAAAAATCGAAGAGATGGACCAAGCTATCAAAGAGTCTAAGACTTTAATGGCTAAAATGGAAACAGCTATCGCAAGAGCAGAAGAGGCTGCTAACGAGAATCGTCGACTTGTTAAAACAGTCACGCTCACGCTCAATCAAATTATCGTCAATAACGGCGCAGACGAGGAGGAAGAACATGAATCGTCTAATCAATCAAATCAAGATCAAAATTAAAGGAGGATCAGCAATGATGACAAATTATTTCGCAATGCAAGTTTATTTAGGGTGGATCACCCTTGAAGAAGTCCCAAAACGCTATCGTGCTAAGGTGGCTGAGCTGGTAGAAATGTCGAATATCGGCAATTCGGATAAGCCAGCCTCAAAATAGGAGGCGGTGACATGTGAACCATTTTATTGATTTTGTGGATAAGCTCACGCCTGTCTTAGTCGTGATTATCCCTAGCTATTTTAGTTATAGGAGTAATCAAAATAGCAAAGAAACCGACAAGCGAATAGAAGCTTTAGTCGAAGATTTGGGCGACCTGAAAGAGTCCGTGACCGATATCCAAAACATCGGGAACAGGAATAATCAGGATCTAAACCTGATCCAGAAAGGTCTTCAACGGCTTCAACGTTTTCGATTGCAAGAGAACTTAAAAAAAGCCTTGAGGCGTGGTCAGACTACCCAGCATGAGCTGGAAGAGCTGTCACGTCTTTACGAAAGTTATGTTGAACTTGGCGGAAATGGCGCCATTAAGCTTTTGTATGAAAAGTTTTCGGAATTGCCAATTGAGGAGGAAAATCAATGATCAATCTAAAACTACGATTTAAAAACAAAGCAACACTCACAGCCTTATTTTCTGCGGCATTTCTCATGCTCCAGCAGTTCGGTCTGGAAGTGCCTAGTAATATCCAGTCAGGAGTCAATACTTTCGTCCTGATCTTGGTTATTTTGGGCGTGGTCACAGACCCAACAACTGCTGGGCTATCCGATAGCCAGCGAGCTTTAGGCTATGATGAGCCTAAGAAATAAAATAACAGAGCAGGCGCTGAAGCTTGCTCTGTTTACTCTTGCTGCAACCTATTTTTGGTTTGCGGCCTTTGAAAATTTGAAAGGAAAATAAAAAATGACAAAAGTAACTGATTACGCAGAAGGAAATTTTCGCTTTGGCTTTGGGACAAAGCTTTATCTTGCTCGAAACGAAGAAGCACAAGTACGAGCTCACATCTCTACATCAGCTACCCAACGCTGGGATAACGGGCAATATACATTAGACGAAAGGATCGCAGAAGGCTTTAAACCTGCGCATCCTGTCACATTTACAGCTAAGGTGATTTCTCAAGGCAAGATCCACCCTCAAGCTGCGATTGACTTCGTCTTGATGCCAGATGGCCGTGTGCTGGTCAATGCTAGCAATGTGCGTCAGCTACCTACACCACTTGATATCGTTGGTGAGGTGACTTATATCATCGGCGCGAGTCAGTTTGATAAATAGGAGGAAAATAATTATGACAACAGCAAATGAACTTGTACAATTTACGATTGACCTAGCAAACTCAGGCATGGGTGTTGATAAAGATGGATTCGCAGGCACTCAATGCGCAGATTTGCTAACCTACCCATCAAAACACTTTTTTGGTGTGGATTTGTGGGGCAATGCAGCTGATTTGTTAGATTCGGCAGAAGCTGCAGGATGGGAAGTACACCGCATGCCAACTGACGAAAACCCACGAGCTGGAGCGTTTTTCAACATGAATGCTTGGTTTGGTGGCGTTAATTATGGGCATTGTGGCATCGTCATCGAGGATTCTGATGGTATTACGATGCGAACTGTTGAGCAGAACATTGATGGCAATGCTGATGCTCTAATTGTAGGAGGCCCAGCTCGATACAATAATCGAGGTTTTGAGGATGTGATTGGCTGGTTTTATCCACCTTATAGCGATGGCGCAGCGCCAGTCACTCCTGCAGATGTAACCCCAACATCAGACGAAATTGAGCTCACGCCTGAAACTGGCACATTTAAGGTAGGAGAAGCAGCTATCAATGTGCGCCGTGAACCAAATCTTAACAGCGAAATCGTGCATGTTTACGAAGCCGGGGATTCTGTTAATTATGACAGTAAAGGCTCAGCTAATGGTTATCGCTGGATCTCTTACATTGGCCAATCTGGCAATCGTAATTATATGGCCATTGGTCAAACTGACGAAGCTGGCAATCGTATCACTCTTTGGGGTGATTTGAGCTAAAACAAAACGCAGCGGAAACTGCGATAAATAAAAAATATATTTTCTTAAATTTTAATCTACCCCGGCCGAAAGGCTGGGGCTTTTTTTGTTTGTCGAAAAATTTTTAAAAAAAATTTAAAAATGTTTATAAAAATACTTGACGAACGTCAAGTAAAGTGTTATAATATAATCAAGATAAAGAAAGGGAGAGCAAAAAGCTCTCGTGGTAAAACAAAATGAATACATATAAAGAACAGCTTCAAGAAGTGCAACAATTCGCATTCGACATCATTAAAGAATATCCAATCGATAAACAAGCAGCAAATGTACTAGCTGAGCTTGCTAATGCAAATAATCAAGATCGCATCGAATTCTTTGAATTGAGCAAAGGTAAAACAGCGAGAGAAATCTACTACGCTTTAGCAAACAGCAGTTCAATCGCTCAATGGCTTGAAGATTATGCTTTGGTCGCATACATCAACGACTAAAAAAACTAAGGAGAAATATCATGGTTACTGAAGAACAATTAAAAGAAGCACTCGTTGACTTGTACGAGTCAGAATTTAAAGACGAACAAACATTTGAAGAATTCGCTGATATGCTAGATTTTTGGATTGATAAAGATGACCGAATCTTAATTGAGGGACGAGGGATGAAACCTATTGACGGTATAAAAGAGGTTGGACACGTTGATAAAGGGGTGATATATGCGTATTAACACATCACAAGTTGAGGCAGTCTTGATGAATAAGGCTGTCTCAGCCTATCGTTTAGCTAAAGAGATAGGCATACAAGAGAGCTCGATTTCTCTTTTGAGAAATGGCAAGAAGGATTTCAACAAACTCAGTCTTGAGGTAGCCATGAGAGTCCAAGCGTGGATAGCTGCTGGTAATTATCGTTTCAGTTACGATTATAGCGAGTTAATCGAGGAGCTAGAGGCAGACATAGACAAAGGATTAACAAGCGACTATCTCTATATTGTTCGCGGTGAATACAATGAACTACTCGGAAAGTGCCCAATTATTGATTATTACTACTCTGAAGAAGACATTGGGAAAGGAGATTTCGCAGAGAAAGTCTTGACAATGTCTGTCTTAGCCGAAATGAAAGCAGATTTTGAATAAAGTAGGAGCAGGCCGACAGTGATGTCGGTCTGGTTTCGCCCCAAATCCGCCCCAAGATATTTTTAAAGTTATCATTTTTAAACCGAAGAAAAAATAAAAAAGCCCGTAAAATAGGGCTTTTCATTCGGTTAAAATCTGATAAATCAGGTATTGAAAGGCGGTAGACGGATTTGAACCGACGATCAAGCTTTTGCAGAGCCGTGCCT